TCGTGTTGTTACTTACGACTGTTCCTATAAACGGAAGTTCTCAATTGATTTATTACCTTTTTGGAAAGAGCCCCTGAATAATGTATTAGATTTAAATTGCAGGGAACAGATAATTCTAAAGCCAGCTCGTGCAGGGGGCAGTATGACTTTACTTGAGACAACAATGCGACACTCAATTGCCTGCCGTCCACAATCTATTTTATATATAACTGGTAGTAAAGAGTCTGCCGAAAGCTTCTTTAAGTTAAGGATTTGCAAAGGAATGAAACTATCTCCTATAACAGAAGCTAAATATAAAGCAGCCAAAGTATATGATACTACCATCTTATTCCCCGACTCCCGATTAATGGCAACCTATCCAGGTAATAAGATGTTTGGCAAGAGTGACGCTTGGAGTCTTATCCTGGCTGATGAGATAAGTGCATATTTTGATCCTGCAGCTATTGCAGCTCTCAGAACTCGTCAAGTAACCGTTCCCTTCTCTCATCTAATATTAATTAGTAGTCCTGACGCCAATCAACCTAGGAACTCAAATGATGATCCAATTCACATAGAATATGAAAAAGGCGATATGAGGGAATGGTTCTGTAAAGATCCAAAAACTGGTAATAAGTTTGTCTTCAAAATGGGCAGTCGCAAAGGCAATGAACCAGGATTAAAGATTAGCCAAGACGCAAAGAACAAGGATGGTAGTTGGAATATGAATACCGTGAGAAGAGATGTCTACTTCTTAACCCCAGACAAAACTAGGATATATGAGAAGAACAGAATGGATGTTGTCCGAACTGGCAAGTGGATACCAACCAGAAAAGATATGGAAAATGTTGAGCCAAATAGAAAGTCATATCATCTAAACGCTTTTTTGATGCCTTGGATTACTCTTGGAGAGTTGGCTTGTAGATGGATAGAGGCAGTGGAAACTTCTAAGTCAGAGGTTAGAAGTTTTATTATGAACTACCTAGCGGAACCTTATTATGAGAGTAAGATCCAGTTGAGAGGTAACGAGGTTATCTATGATAGGTGTGGAAATTATAAAAAGAACGACAACCTATTGACGATTGACGAATACAAAAGTAAGTATGAGATATTAATTAAAGACTATAAAGAAAAGAACAAAGACAAAGAGAAGGTAACGCCTAACCCAGTTCTAATTCTAACGGGTGATGTCCAGAAAACCAACCTCTATGCCTTGGCAAGATTGTGGTTTAACAATGGTGATAGTTATCTAATAGACTGGGCTTCCGTTCCTACCTTCTCAGATTATGTAGCCTTTGATGAGAGATTAAAACCCTACTACTGCGGCATTGATATTAACTATCGTGATCGGGCGGCGGAGGCTACTGATATTTGCTGGAAACATAGGATGATTGCTATGGTGGGTAGTAAAGCCAGAATGAAAAACCGTATAGACATAACCTTGGTTGACCCATATCAGGGCACTAAGTATGGTGGTAAACACAAGATAACCCAGATTATGTTTGATAGTTCATTTTTTAAAGATTTGTTATTTGAATTAATTAACAACCAAAGAAAGAACCAATGGTATATCTATGACAGTCCAGAGAACGAGTATGTCCAACAGTTAAACTCAGAGCGTAAGATTGACGGCAAGTGGGAGCAGATTAAAAACGACAACCATGCATTAGACTGTGAGATAGAGAGTTTAGTAATCGCATACCACCTAGGATTTATCAACCCCCAAATAGGAGAGACATAATGGAACCAATAAGTGTGTTAAGGAAATGGTTCAAGAAACATAAGAGCCCAATACAAATGGGCGTGGCAGTAGAATATGGGATACCGAAATGGATTGGTGAGAAGTATCCCTGTGAGAACGGGCTAGTCCAATCAATGTGTATTATTTGTGAACTCGGTGAACCAGTTAGGGTGTATTTTGATTATATACCAAAGGAGAAAAATGAGAAAATGTAGAGAATGTAAAATCCTAAAAGATGAAAGCGAATTTAGCGTCGCCAAAAGTAATAAGGATGGGTTAAACAATAGGTGTAAGAGATGTGTATGTAATTATGGAAAAAAATGGAATCAAAAACATAAAGAGGAGAAGGTGGTATACTCAAAGAAATATAGACAGGAACATTTAGCTCACTTAAAAAAATATATGAAACAATATTATATAGACAATAAAGACAGGATTAAACTGAGGGAATATATGAGTATGTCCTCAATGTCCTCGGAAAAGGAGAATAAATGAAAAAATGTATCCAATGTAAAATGAAGAAAGATGAGAAAGAGTTTTACATATCTAGGGACAAAAAGAGTGGAAGTCTACCTGTATGTCACAAATGTTTACGGATAAATATGAAGAAATGGACAAAATAAAACCAGACTATAATATCAATGATTTGAAAGACCCAAAAAAATACTGTGAGTTGTGCGGTAGTATTTTAGATCATCACGAGATTATTAAGAATTATAAGCCCATAGATATAATTAAAAAGATGATAGAGTTGTCTATACAATTCCCCAAGTCATTCCAGATATTATCCATAACTATACGCAACCCAGGATTGAGTTATCGTGAGTATAGTAAGATACTAGGCGTGTCCTACAATGCAATATATCTGGGCATACAGCGATTGGAAAAACACTTTGCGATGAAGTTATATTGTCCTAAGTTCATTAGTTCTCCTGCCCAGAAGAGAAGAAGGAGAAGGGAGAGAGGTAAGTAACATTGACAAAATATGGTATAATAGGATACTAAAGGAATAATATTATGGCTTTACTTTCAGCAGAAGCGATGGCAGAACTTTGCCAGACCGCTTTATCAAGTATTATAACAGGTAAAATATCGTCATATAGTATTGGTGACTCTCAGTTTACTCGGCACAACATTGACTCTCTTCAGAAGCTATACCAGTTTTGGAAGAAGGAAGCCTCTGTTGAAGCTAATGGCAAATCAAGAATACTAAAGGCTCAAATCAATAATGATGATATCTATCCCGCCGATTATGAAGAAGTTGTAGAAGAGGATTACTAATATGTTAAAAAAGCTTCCTAAGTCCATTAAGACTAAAACGCCTGTGAGAAAAAGAAAAGCGTCTGGTTATGATGGTGCCTTGAATAGCAAGAACCGTTTAAACCGCTCTTATGTAACTACTTACTCTGTTGACGAAGATAATTTAATAGGAGCTTATCAGGCAGAGAGATTGCGTCTTGAGGCAAAAGACTTGTTCAGGAACGGCATAGGTAAGGCTTGTGTAGACAGGTTTAGCACTTATGTAGTTGGCACAGGTTTTAACATTCAGGCTAAGACGAGCGATAAAATATGGAATACAAAGTCAGAAAAATATTTTCAAAATTGGGGTAAAGTAGCAGACTATAATAAAAGGAGAACGTGGAATGAAATATTACAAACCATTGTCCGTGATAGATTGCTTGTCGGTGAATCGTTTTTTATCCTTACATTATGGGGGCAATTACAGCCAATTGAGGCAGAGAGGATCTGCACCCCAGAGCCAGCTAGTAAGTTTGCGACAAAGAAAATTGTTGCAGGTGCAGAGATTGTTAAAGGGATAATAGTTGCTTGGTATATTTGTGACAGAGACAAGTATGGTGTTATTGACAAACGCAAGTATACTCGTATAGCCGCTAGAGATATGGTTCACGTAGCGGCAACTTGGAGATGGGATGCTGTCCGTAGTTTGGCAGAGTTATCACCGATATTAGATACACTCAGAGACAAATCTGAGTTTACAACTTCCACGATTATATCCGCCAAAATTGCTGCTCGTAAATCATTAATAGTAATGAGTGACAGTGATATGCCTACTACCCTGCCAGCAAGAAGCACCGATGAGTCTTCATCCAGTAGTGGCACAATTCAAAAAAGAACTAAGATTATCAAAACAAACGACGGCGAAATTTACTACGGAAATCCTGGCGACAAGTTAGAAACGCTTAAACAAGAAGTGCCAGCAACAACCTACCCAGAGTTCACTAAGTCCATCCTAGGTGAGGTGGCTGCAATATTGGGCATATCTTATCAGGTGCTTATGTTGGAGTTAGCCAAGACAGATGAGGTGCAATTGAGAGTAGCTAGCCAGATATTTAAAATTTGGCAGCAATGGCTTTCTGAGAAATTCATTGAAAAGATTTGGAACTGGAGAATTGCCAAGGCTGTTAAGGCAGGAGATTTGCCACCAGCACCCCTAGATGATAATGGTGTATCAGAATGGTATAAGATAGTTATCCTACCGCCACCTGATCCATTCGTAAAAGACGAAACCGCAAGAGATGTTGCCGGTTTTAACCTTGGCTCCGTATCTATAACCCAGATTGCCCACAGGAAATCTTTGGACAATCGTGAGTTACTATCTGAAAAGACAGATGATATATCGGTTGCTATTGAACTTGCAGATGATTTGAATATAAAACATCCTGGGCAAAACATAACTTGGCGTGATGTTATTAACTCTACGGGGCCAGCGTCACTATCAGCCGTTCAAACCGCTGCTGATCAAGAAGTGTTAAAAGAGAAGGACGATAAAAAAGAAGACGATGAAGAAGAGGTTGAAAAAGTAGTGCCAAAAAAGAGTATCATTAGTAAATTGTTTAAAAGATTTAAGTAATGACATTGACAAAATAACTAATAATAAGGATTAAAAATGGATAAGAAAATATTAAGCATAGTCAAAGTAAACAAATGGGCAATGGATTTAGAGGCTTTCAAAGCATTGCAAACAAATTTACACTTAACAGATGCTTCCACTTTTGATTTAAAAATTGGTTACGAACAACCCAAGTATAATGTTGTTAATGGTGTTGCTGTTATTCCTGTTAAGGGCGTATTGTCAAAAGGCGTCTCTGATATTGAGGCTATTTTCTTTGACATTGTTGATACAGATAATGTTTCAGATATGTTTTCAAAAGCGGAAAGAGATGAAACAGTTGAGTCAATTGTGTTAGATATTAATAGCCCTGGGGGTTCAGCTGCAGGTATTCCCGAACTATATGATAGGATTTCCAATAGTTCCAAGCCTGTAATATCTTATGTTGATGAGACGTGTGCAAGTGGAGCCTACTGGATTGCCTCTGCCAGTAATGCAATCTACGCAACCAAGTCTGCTGATGTTGGTAGCGTTGGTTGTTTTGTTTCTTTCCTTGATGTCTCTAAATATTTTGAAAATCTTGGTGTAAAGAACGAAATGATTATCTCAACTGGCTCTAAGTATAAAGGAATGGGTGCACCTGGGACATCATTATCTGACACGCATAGGGAGCAATTGCAAACAGAAGTAGATTACATTAACGATATGTTCCACGAGGATGTTAATAAAAATAGAACAATTAATCCTGACGATATGGCAGGCCAAACCTTTATTGGCAATATGGCTGAGAAAGCAGGTTACATTGATAATGTTGTTGATGGTATGGATACAGCAATGGTAGATGTTACATCTCTGGCTAATCTCAATATCCAGACGCAAGTATCCTCAGCAGTTGAGGAATATAATTGTTCGTGTGTAGATTGTGGACATAAAATGAAATCAGATAAACATTGTAATACAATCAAGTGTCCTAAATGCGGCGGCGAAATGAGACGGCAGGAACGCCCAGGACCTGGAAGATAATTAAGGATTGACAAAATAACATAGTGTAGAGGTTAAGAGGTTGACAAAATAAACTAATAATAGATAAAGGAACATATTATGGAAACAGTAGTTCAAAAATTAGAAAAAGCCGAAGCAGCAGTAAAAGAAAAAGACGCTGACATTGTTGCTAAAACTGCAGATTTGAAAGTAGCAACCGAGCTTGCGGAAGCAACTAAAGTTAAAGTAGATGCTTTTGATGTTCAAATTAAAGCGTTGGACGCTGAGATTACTACCTTAAAGGAAGATGTTGTAACCAAAGAAACATCTATTAAAGAACTGGAAAAGAAAATAACTCTTAATCCAGCCCTCGATCAACCAGATGGCACCAAAGCAGTAGAAGATGGTGCTACCGATACTGTCAAGGTTGATTGCTATAAGGTATATAAAGAAATGGCAAACAAAAGAGAGGCAGCAGTTTATTTCAAAGAACACGAAAAAGAAATAACTGAAGCCTGTAAATAATCTCGAGTAAGTAAATAAATAAAATAAAGGAATAAAAATATGAGCATTACAAGTAATTTAGATGTAGCGGTGATTGCACAAAAAGCCATCGCATCACTAAAAGTTAAGTTGCCTGCCCTTGCTGCGTTCTCCACCTCGTTTGGAGCTCAAGTGCAAGATAAAGGTGTTTCGGTAACCGTTCCATTGATTGGTAGCAAGACTGGCGGAGATTTCTCAGGAAATTACACCACAGATGCATCAAACAATGTATCGTCAACTACTGTAACCCTTGACCAGTCAACGGATTCCGTAACTGGTTTAACAGACATCGAGTATGCGGATACTGGTTTACAAATTCTGTCGGACTATGCTGCAGAAGATATGTATGCGGTTGCTAAAGTGTGCGTAGATTACGCCCTTGGTATCGTAACTGTTGCTAACTATCAGAGAGAGTTTGAAGTTGCCGCAGCTTCGTTTGCTGTTGCTTCTGTTATCTCCCTTAAAGCCGAAGCTATGAAGAGAGGTTTCGACTCTGGCATAATTATGCTTAACGCAACGGCTTATGCTGCTTGGTTGGCTAGTTATGTGACAGCGGTTACGTTCACCCCTGGTCAAAATCCAGAAACTACGGAGTTCTTGGGATTTAAGGTAATACCATATATGAGTATGCCAACGGGCGAAGCCTTGATCGGTATCTGCTGCAATCCTGTTGCCTTGGCAGTTGCCTCAAGACCTGTCGCAGTGCTTCCTGGTGCAGGAACTGGGACTCAGCAAGCAGTCGTAACTGATGCTGACTCTGGTATTTCTCTTGGATTGAGAAGCTATTACTCAAATGACACTGGCAGACAAATCCAGGCAGTGCATCAAGTCCACGGTGCCGCAGTAGGTAAGGCTGACGCTTTGATCAGGATTGTTTCAACTGATCAGAACAACAGTAGCACCTCGTCACAGACCTAAGTTAGTAAAATAAGGAAGTA